GACACACCATACGGTCAATTGTTTGAACCGTTCTACATACAAAAAACAGGACATACCGCGGCACTTGATACCGCATTAAGAAGTATTACTGGTATAACACAAACCGCACAAGTTTTAAAAGAGAGAGAATATGTTTTTGGTAAAACGGGAACTACAATTGATAATGCAGCCGTTCTTTATCAAACAAATTTACTTGATGGTTATTTTGAAACGGCAAAAAAAGAATATGAGAAGTTTACTGGTGGAACTGCAACACTTAAAGAAATGATTAGTGGGGGTACTGTACAAAGAATTTACTTAACAGTTGAATCGTCTTGTTCATCAGTTGCATCTGAACTATATAATGAAAACTTGGCACTTAGAAGAAGTTCAAGTATTATAAAAGAATTCTTTAAAAATATTTCAAAAGATGGAACTGTTCCTAAAGAATTTAAATGGGTTAAAAGTATTGGTATTGCTGAGAATAAAAACTTATCTGAAAATGATAAAGTTATCATTTCGAAAGGTAAACCAATAGTTATTAAAAAAGAATATAAATTAAGTGATTTTGGATGGACGGATAATACGGGTTCAGTTGTTATTGACTCGGCAAACTACGGTGAAAATTTTACAGGACCGTCACCCGATAGTCAATGTAGAGGAAAGGAATTTATTACTGTTAAGAGTTTAAAAATCCACGCACCAGTTGCATTTTTCTGTAGACAATCAACAGCGGAGGTTAAATACCATATTGAACCTGAAAAACCAAAACCAACACCTCCCCCAACAATCGTTACGAGAATTGAACCGGATGGTGAAACTACTTTATATCCACCAACTAAGAAACCTGCGATAGACCCAATGAAGAGAATCATCATGAAAACTCTTTCAGAGTGTTTCTATTTCAAAAAACTTGAAGAGGATTCTCCAGTGGCGTTCAAATCATTAAAAGAAAAATTAAAATATTTCCATCCAGGTTTCCACTCAACAACTCCTGAAGGATTGAACTCTCGTTTGACCTTTATGTTACAATGTATAAGACCGGGTGACACAATACCTATTAAGGGAATTGCGGATGATGCAGATTTAAATGCAAGAAATACTTCATTTGGTCCACCACCTGTTTGTGTTCTTAGAATTGGTGATTTTTACCATTCTAAAATTATTATTCGTGATGTTAACATCACGTATGATGATTCACCATGGGATTTAAACCCTGAAGGTATTGGTGTACAACCAATGATTGCCAATATTACATGTCAAATTGCATTTATTGGAGGACAGGGATTGTCAAGACCTGTTGAGAGATTACAAAACGCTCTTTCATCAAATTTCTTTGCTAATACTGAAATGTACGATGAAAGGTCAATACCAACAAATGAGACAATCGGTGGTGTGGACGCAAAAGAATTTACAAAAGATTTCTTGGAGAAATTATTAAGTGATTTACCAAAACAAAAAGAAACCCCTGAAACTCAAAACACTAATGAAATTAGTGAAGGAAAATGGATTGGTACATTTATTACCCCATCATCAACGATGGACTTCACCCCATTACTTAAACCAGTATTTGATAATACTGACAATTATTTTAAAAAGTACGAAACTACCTATAACAAAATGATTAAAAGATATGGTCAAGACATTGGTACATTATTGTTTACTGACACGTATAGAACAATTAAACAATATGATGTTTACACAACCACTAGTACATCACCGGGAAAAACACTATCATTAGTTGGTCTTTATAAGAAAAACAATGAATTACCAATCTTAATGAGGGGTGTTAAAAGTGCGATGATTGCACAATTAGATAATACCGACCTATCACTCATGTTTGGATTAGATAAAGTTTTAACACCACCTAAATTAGCCAAGTCAAACGAATATCTTAAACCTTTGATTACTAAAATAGTTGAAGATAAATTAAACGAACTAATCGATACAAATCCATTCAGTGAATTTGAATCTGTGAGAGATTCGTTGATTAAGAGTTTAGACTACGTTAACTTCCTTGTTAAATTTGGTAAGGATACAATGGTAAAAGATGAAGATGTTACTGAGGCTGTTTTATCGGGTTATACATATGATTTACTATATAATGAGTATAGTAGTTGTATTGACTACATTGAAAAGAACACACCAAAAATGTTTATTGATTTAACATCAACAATTAATTTTAATACACCAACAATTGGTTCAATTGAATTTGAAAGAATTATGACCGTATTTCTTCAAGAAAAGGTTAATGAGATTGTTAAGGTTTATGAAAATGACCAAACAATATTTCCTGAGAACATTAGAAAGAAAATTAGAAATAAGATTGAAGATTTTGTTGAGGAACTTAAAGATAAGGATTTTAAATTTTCAAAATTTAAAGATAGGAAGAACAGTAAAAAAATTACATTTTCTTTCACGACCACTAACTTATCTACAGATGCGACATTCAATGAAGAATCTAAAAAAGTACATTCAGATAATGTTGAAGTGACAGACAAACTAAACTACTACAAAAGTAATAAAGATAAAAAGTAATGGCAAGGGATTATTTTAACAGATATCAGTTTTTCATTGAGGACAGTGAATTTAAAATTGTTCCGGGTATTGAGATTCCGATTAAAGGAACCGACAAGTATACATTCTATAAGAAAGGAAAAGATAGATTGGATAAAATCTCTCAAGAATATTATAATTCACCCGTTTTTGGTTGGGTTATTTTAATGGCAAATCCATTGGCCGGTAGTTTAGAGTTTGAAATTCCGAACAATTCGTTAATTAGAGTACCATTTCCTTTAACTACGACTTTACAAGATTACAAAAGAAGTGTAGAATTGTATAATTTATATTATGGCGAGTAATAACGATTTATCAAATAGTGAAAACATACTTGTAAAAGTAGACCAAAACAATCTTATTTACATCGACCCGAATAGTATTGTCGATAATGACGGTAATATTCAACCAAGGGGTGTAAAACAAGAGAATTTGGTTATGTATGTTAACTTGGAAGCAGATATTATTCCGAGAACATCTCTTGTTGCCAAAGACCAAGGAAGTACCTTAATTAGTATTGCTAAAGGTAATCTTAATTTTCTTAAAAATCAAACAGGTGATGGTAACTTTGATACATCGTGGACGGAGTCTTATTTGGGTAAACCCGAATTAAACACAGCTAACGATGCAAAAACCAAAGTAACGGATGATTATTACCTATCTGATTCTAGTGGTCAGAGTTTCGGTATGGATAGTATTAACATAACAGTTAAAGGTGCAAATTTCACACCCCAAGTCACAATTAACTTTATTGACGTTAGAGGTAAGACACTATTTGAATCATCTGAAAATTCACCATACCGTGCATTTTTTCATATTCCATGGCCAATATTCTATTTGACGGTAAAGGGTTATTATGGTAAGGCGATAAGATATCGTTTACATATGACCAAGTTTTCATCTAAATTTAATGATAGTAATGGTAATTTTGAAGTAACCACAACATTTGTTGGGTCAACGTATGCATATATGAATGACATACCTTTATCTGCAATTATCAACTGCCCATATATGTTTTTAACTGAGAATGTTGAGAACAAAAAGTTTAACGAAAAAGAAGGTAGGTACGAAAAGAAAATATCAAGAGGCTCAAGAGGATACCAAGTATTAAGGTCGATATATCAACAATACGAACAAAAAGGTTTAGTACCAAAAGGTACATTTATTAAAAACGACGGTAAACCTGTAAAGACATTAAAAGACTTAGGTTATATTGCCGAATCACTTGACAAAATCTTAGAGAGAAAAATCTTTAACGAGGTTGTTGATATGAAAGTATTCCAAGGAATTAAAGAACTTGAGGATAACTTAAATAACTTTGAAAATTCCATTAAGGCGTGGTCAAAACAAAATTTATCTTCAAAAGAGTATGAAACCAAAACACCTACCGTTGTAAATCCGTTAGTTGAAAGTACAGATTATAATTGGTATTACTTAGTAAAAGATAAGAAAACTTTAGAAAAGATAACAGGACAAACCGAAGGAACTTTAGAAAGACTTATTACAATTTACCCTGATGCGTTAAATAAATCAATTGATTTTACAAATAAATTGATGAATAAAACTTCTGCGGATTTTAAGAAAATTTCATTAAACACAATTAAAAACATTAAAAACTATTATGATGTAAAGAGTGATGGTTTTGTTTTGATTGGTATTGACACATTGTTCAAAGATATTTTTGAAATAAAGAAGTCATTTGATGAACAAAGAAAAAAACTCGAAGACGACGTTGAGAAAAAAATGAACGAGGTCATCAAAGACCCTTCTCAAGGATTTGGATTTGAACCAACAATCAGAAATATATTTGCAGTACTTTTAGCAAACGCGGAAGTTTACATCCGTTTAATGAAAGACACACACAACAGAGCGTTTGATTCTGCGAAAACCCGTGCTAAGTTATTATCGGGTTTAACTGATGAACAAAAAGGAAAGGGTAGTGCAATATATCCATGGCCTGAAGTTAAAAAACCCATTTCAGGTGGTAAACAAAATGTTATTGCATATCCGGGTGAACCTGAATTAATAAATAAATTAAAATCAAACAATAACACCATTTGGCCTGAAGTTGACTTTGTTGAAGAATACATTAAAATTGTAACTAACAAATTAGATACGGGTGTCACAAACGAACCAACGGTTAGTGATGTTAATTATATTTTTGAAACTGATTCTACTGAAAATAATTTAGACGATATAAGTGGTATGGATGCCATGAATGAAGGGGTACCTTATGTTGATAGGGTATTTTCATCATTTGTTTATGAACTTTATGAAAGAATAAAATACACAACCCTATTCGATTCGTACAATAACAACTTATTGGATTTATTGGCAAAAGAAGAGGTGGAAAATATTAAAGAATCAATTAGTGAAGATGTTGATTTAGTTGACCTATGTCAAAAATTAACAAATATTGATGCACTAATTAGATATAAATCAGCATCACCCTTACTAAATGATAACGGAACACCACAATTAGATTCAGAAGGTAAACCAAAAACCGTGACTCTTTTTGATGGATACCTCCCAAGTTCATCACCATATGAAAGGTTTCCATATTTTAGAGACCATTTACCAACAGTACCATACTTAAAAGATATTATTGATTCTCCATTTAAGTTTGAAAAATACGGAACTGTTAATAGACAAAGAAAATCGTTTAAAGGAAAAGAAATAAACGCTGAGTTAGTGAAATACGTTCCTGAACCATATAGAACTAAAATATATCCATTCAATTCAGACATTTATTTAGATTATTTGAATAAGACCGAATTTACTGATGATAATTTTAAATTTAATGGAATTTTACAAGTTAACCCATCACAAGCATTTGTGTGTTCACCGTTTAATGTGACTTCATGGGTTAAACCTGGGTACGATGAAAACATGTTTACACAAAAACTTAAAAATGGTAACACATCCGTTAATATATTAAACACACCATATTTTCATAAACAGTTAAAATCTGATTTTGGTAAAACAACCAAATTTGGAAAGTATGTTGGGTCATCATATCTATTATTAAATTCGTTACCGTTTTTAGATTTAGAAGATACCATCACATTTACTGACACATTAGGTGTAATGTTTGGTCAAACTAACAACAGTAAATCAATATTAATGTCTTCTTTATTCAGAGAAGTATCATCAACTCATTTTGTACCATATCACTTAATGTTAAAGTGGGGTGCGATGTATCATAGATATAAAAAACAAATTATCGACGGTGTTGATATTTTAAGTGGATTTGTAAATTCAAGTAACGTTACTCAACCAATAACCGGTAGTTCATTTTTTGATGGTGGATTCACAGGTACAACTTTTGAGACATTTACCGTAGGTGCAAATACTATTAACCATTCGTTGTCAAATAACGTAGGTTTAAATCCATATTATCAGTCAATATTTCATCAAATTGTTAATGGGTATTCACATTATAATGTTTATTCGGGTAATACTGACTATACGGGTAAAACAAACACCAATAATATTATACACAAACCACTTAAAGGAAATAATAATAACACTTATTGGAGTGTGTTGGTTGATAACTCAAAATATAAATCAACGGAACAATTTTATACATTATTACCGTCCCATGGTTTAAACCAATCGGATTTAGGTAATAAGAATTTAGAGACATTTGATTTTGCTGAACAATATACATTTAGAGGTTGGTGGATAGATGAGAGTGTAACTGATGAATTTTCAGGTAAAACATTTGCATCATATTCCGAATACCCAAGAAACTACGTTTCGGGTTCAACCACGGATAACACATTTACGATTGACGCAAACTACAGAAAGGTAATTGATTTAATTGGAACTTTCAGTCCACAAATATTAGAATCGTTTGAAGGAATGTTCTTAGATTTTGCGTCTGAAAAAACTAATGATGAGATACCATTCCAAACATTTGACAACTTAAACTACGGTAAATTCCAAGACTTACTTAAAGAATTGGTGACCGTACCTAAAGAAACCACTGATAGTACGTCTAATACAATGTTCAACATTGTAAAAGATAGACAACTTGAAAAATCAAAATCGGTGAGTAACCGTTTGTTAAGTGTTAATAATATTATAAAATTCACATTGGCAAATCCAAAAGAAATTGACCCATATACGTTTTACGGTATGACATCTTTTGATAATTACAATGTTTTTAGTGTTGCCACGTATAATAACAGTGACCTAACCCCAACAAATCAAAATTTTATTAAATTATACATTGGAGAGGATATCGACGGTTACTATCAAGATTTCTTTGGTGTTAATGACATAAAACTTACTGAAGAAAATATTATCAGATTTAGACCATTAGTACAAATCTATGCGGGATATAGAAAGTCAGGTGGAACCAACACAAAGGCGGCATTTAGGGAGTATCTTAGACTATCCGTGTTTCAGGGGCAAGGAAATAAGATTTATGCGAGTGGTTCTGACGTTAGATTAAAATATTTCTTAACTATAGTGTTAGGGGAAATTAGTAAAAAGGGTAATATCGAAAGAAAAGACTCATCCACCGATATTAGAAGATACCAAGGATATAACACGAACGATACGAAGTTAGAATTGTATAATACCTTCAAATCATTTAATGACAAATGGACCGCCGGTAACTCAATCGGTCAAAGATTATTACTTGAAGAATTTTTATTTTTAGATAAAGCGAATAGAGACATTGGGGATAAATTCTATATGAATATAGATAGGATTACAAATTTATTACACCCAAATAACATGAAGCAAAGTTTATATGGGTCAATATCAATATTGATACAGGGAACGGGTCTCGATATGAGGGCACTCCCCGCATATGTTAATTTCTATGGTACGAACTTAAAAAGTAAAACAAAGATTACACCATCTAAAAATGTTGCCAAAAATTTATTCGGTACCTTTTTAGAAGTTGATTATCAGGAATCGTCACCAAAGATTATTATTCAGTTAGTCGGAGCGTCATCAAAAAGACCTGACTTATCAAATAGTAAAGAATATAAGTTTGCGGATGATAGTTTTTACATTGGTAGCGTAAATAACAATCCATTAGTGATTACATCATTAGAAAGTTTTGCGGCAACTGATTTGAGTAAATCAAATAAAGTAGTTGCATTCGAGGTAAGTTTTGGTGACCAAAACCAAGGTATTTTCAAGGGGGTACAATTAGACCAATCAACCTTAAAGAACACATCTGAATCATTTGTGGTTTTAGAAAATTTGGCTAGGTCAGAATCAGGTGCGGGTGCATATAATGTGGATGTTAGTTTATTTGACTATTACAAACAAGCGTCATATAAATGTGAAGTCACATGTATGGGTAATGTAATGATTCAACCAACAATGTACTTTTATTTAAAAAACATACCAATGTTTAAAGGTTCATATTGGATTACGGAAGTAAGTCACTCAATTAAGGGTAATACAATTACAACAACGTTTTCTGGTGCAAGAATTCCGTATACATCTTTACCTGACCCTAAAGACTCATTTATTTCAAGTTACCGTGTTTTATTTGATAGAATGGCATCAAAGGCTCAATCGATACTTAAACAAAACGAAAAACCTAGTGAATCAAAAGAAGAGGTTGTTACTTATGAAGGTATAGCATACTCAACAGATAGAGCAGGTAAAACAATACAAGGTGAAGAAATAACTAAGTCTGAACCAAAAGTGGGGGTTACTGAATTTGGAATACCATATAATGGTTATAAAAACCAAAAAGACATTCAAAAAGTTGATAACAATGGAACATGGTTAAGAGCGGTGGTGGTAAAAATGGGTGGAGAAAAGTACCCAATTGACCCCGATACCACAATGGGAGTTGCTGACGGTATTAAATGGTCAAAAATCAGTGGAGCCAATTATAAGTTTTACAATACTACCTTTTTATCAAACATTGCGAGTTCGGAAAAAATTAGAACGGCAAAAACAGAATTTAAGAATCCTAAAAACGGTAAAACATATACATTGAACCCAAGTTATCAATTAGCGGAATCAATAGGAACTATTGTAACCAATGGACCAGTAGGTAATGGACCAAATGTTTCAGGTTATGGAATGGGTATGTCACCGTCATTAATGTCCGAACTTGGATTATATGATGGAGATGTGGTGTATTTTAAACTATCATAACTTTTTATTAGTGGTTTAAACAACGAGTTTTCTCATTTCTATGATATTTATATAAAAAAATACTATGAATAACGATAAATTAAACGATGCGCTTAACAACTACATTTCCCCTAAGATGGTAAGTAGTGTTTCTCAGGACGGAATGGAAAGAGAAGAGTGTGACCTAAGAACTGGTGAATGTTATGTTATCAGGTCTAAAGATGGTATTGTTGAAAGAATAAATAAAAAATTCATTACCGAAGACGGTAGACAACTTTTACAAGATTAATATCATGAATAACTTAGAAAAACAATTAATAGAAGAGGTAGCAAGATTTAATGCTATTAATAAGTACACAACTAAACTTATGAACGAACAGGGAGTACCTGTTGAAGACCCTGCGGCAATTGAACCACCGGTAGAAGGTGGTGAATTACCTCCACCTCCAGCAGATATGGGAGCACCTGATGCTGAAATGCCAACAGACGAACCGATACCAACAGATGTACCGGCGGAAGGTGGCGATACTGAAGAAATCGATATTACTGATTTGGTTAATATGACTAAGTCTATTAAACAAGACCTTGACGATAGTAAATCGGAAAACGAAGGTGTTGTTAGTAAAATGGATGACGTATTCAGTAAGTTATCAGATTTAGAACAAAAATTAGCACAGATGGATGCGGTTATGAGTAAAATTGATGAACTTGGCAACAAGGTTGAAACGATGAGAGAAAAAACTCCTGAAGAGAAACTTGAAATGCGTTCATTTGATTCGTATCCATTTAATCAGAACCCACAACAATTCTTTGCACAAAAACAAGGTGAAATGAGACAAAGTGGTAAAAATGAATATGTTTTAACTAAACAAGACATTGACACTTATTCGCCCCAAACAATAAAAAACACATTTAATCCAGAACAACAGGAAGATGATTTTAAATTCTAATGTCAACCTTTTTTTAGGGTTACAAGCACAGTTAAGAATATTTCATTGGCAGACAAAAGGTTATGCAAGACATAACGCATTTGGTGTGACATATGATACTTTAGAAGATTTAATTGATACCTTTGTTGAAGAAGCAATGGGTAAGTACGGTAGATTCACATTAGATGACGAAACCAACACAATTCAATTAGCGAATTTGAAGGAACTTAAACCTGAGGCGATGTTAGATGTTATAATTTCTGCGTTGAATCAATTTTCAGAACAATTAGAAGAGTCTGATACTAATCTCTTAAATGTGAGAGACGAAATGTTGGGAGCAATCAATAAATTAAAATACTTATTAACACTAGAATAAAATGATATCAGGTTCAGCAGCGGTTATAGCGTCTAACACAACAACAGGTTCGTTATCGTACATTAATACTTTAATTACGGGAGCAACTTCACAAGGTTTATATGAGTTGAGTATACCACAACATTTTTTAAATGAGAACATGATTAGCGATTTGACTAACGTATACGGATATAAAGTTTATGCAAAGTCAAATTCATTTATGGGTACCAACAATGATTATGTTATCAAATGGAGATAACAACAGTCCCAACTCCCATAGATTGGGATTTATAAGGGAAAACAACTTTTTTGAAAATATTTGAAGTCGGATTTTGTAATTCGACTTTTTTTATCTATATTTTACTATAAACAATTTAAAAACCAAGATTTATGTCAACATTTGATTCAGTACTAGCACAGTACAACAAGAATGCCACAAGTGGCAACCAAAACAGAGTGTCTCAAGAAGACCGATTAAAAAAGTACTTCACTACCCTTTTACCAAAAGGTGCTAGAAGTGGGGAAAAAAGAATCCGTATCATTCCTACGACTGACGGAAGTTCTCCATTTAAAGAAGCGTACTTCCACGAAGTTCAAGTTGATGGAAATTGGCTTAAACTTTATGACCCAAAACAAGAGGGCAAACGCTCTCCATTAAACGAAGTTTATGATGCGTTAATGATGACAGGTTTAGAATCTGACAAGGTTCTTGCTCGTCAGTACAGAGCACGTAAATTTTACATCGTTAAAGTGATTGACCGTGAAAACGAACAGGACGGACCAAAGTTCTGGCGTTTTAAACACAACAGTAAGCAAGAAGGAATTCTTGACAAAATTTTCCCACTATTTAAAAACAAAGGAGATATTACCGATATCAATTCAGGACGTGACTTAATTGTTACTCTTGGTTTGAGTAAGGCAGGTAACGGTAGAGAATACACAACCATTAGTTCAATCATGTATGAGGATGCAAGTCCATTAAACAATGATGAAACGGTTTCACAATCGTGGGTTAATGACGAATTAACATGGAACGATGTTTACTCTAAAAAACCTGAAGACTATTTGGAGATGATTGCTAAAGGTGAAGTTCCTAGATGGGATTCAGAAACTAAGAAATTTGTTTCAAATTCTCAAGAAGAAACTCAAATAATGGCACCATCAACATCCACACCATCAGAACCAGTATACGATGCACAATCTGAAGCTGAATCTGACGACGATTTACCATTCTAATCTAACCCCCCAAGGACATTCTCACGGACTTTTTGTCTTTGAGGGTGTCCTTTTTTTAAAAAAAAACTTATATTATTAATATGGCAATAAAGAAACAAGACTTTTCGAGTGTTATCTCGAAGTATTCGAGTAAAATGACCTACAAACCTGATAGGTTCTTAGACCTTGGAGATGCGTTCTTGGATGCAACCGGTATTCCCGGTCCCGCACTTGGACACATCAATATGTTCTTAGGACATTCAGATACAGGTAAAACTACGGCACTTTTATCTGCCGCCGCAGATGCAATCAAGAAAGAAATTCTTCCTGTCTTTATTATCACCGAACAAAAATTTGCATTTGAACACGCAGATATTATGGGTATTCCCGTAACTGAGGATTTAGACAAATCTACGGGTGAAATTACTTATTCGGGTCAATTCATTTTCAGAAATGATTTTGAATACATTGAACAAATTACTGATTTCATTAATGAATTATTGGATGCACAAGAAAAAGGTACAATTCCTTATGATTTGTTATTCCTTTGGGATTCTGTTGGTTCTGTTCCATGTAAAATGACATTTGAAGGTAAAGGTGGTAAACAACATAATGCGTCAACATTGGCCGATAAAATCGGTATGGGTATTAACCAACGTATTTCAGGTTCAAGAAGAGCGGATAAAAAACACACAAACACACTTATCATCGTAAACCAACCATGGGTTGAGTTACCTGATAATCCATACGGTCAACCAAAAATTAAAGCAAAAGGAGGAGAATCAATTTGGTTAAACTCAACATTAGTTTTCTTATTTGGTAACCAAAAAAATGCCGGTACTACTAAAATTGATATTACAAGAAAAGGTAGAAAGGCAAACATCGGAAGTAGAAGTAAAATTTCAGTAATGAAGAACCACGTAAATGGTATCTCATTCGCCGATGGAAAAATCATGGTCACATCACACGGTTTCATGAAAATGAGAGACGCTGTTGAAGAAAAGAAGTCAAGAGAAGATTACTTGAAGAACAACTTAGAGTACATTGGAACAAGACTTTTCGGTGAAAAAATCACTGACATTGCAGGTATCGAATTTGAAGTCGGATACGAAGACGAGGATTAATTTTATTTTATTGTTTAACGTTTAATACGAAAAGACTAAATGTCAAATGTTTTATTGGTTGATGGAGATAATTTATTGACCATTGGGTTTTTTGGACTTAAAAATCATTTCTACAAAGGGAATCATATTGGTGGTTTATATCACTTTATTAATACCCTTCGTAGAATGGTTGAAATCCACCATTTAGACAAAATAGTCGTTTTTTGGGATGGTGAAGAGGGTTCTGCATCTCGCAAGAGATACTATCACCAATACAAAGAGAATAGAAAAAGTCGGATTAGAACAGAAGAAGAAGTAACCGCATACGGACAACAAAGAAACCGAGTAAAACAATATTTGGAAGAACTTTTTGTCCGTCAAGGTGAATACGAATACTGTGAAACTGACGATTCTGTTGCATACTATTCACAAAACTCACCAAAGGAGAATATTATCATATTCTCATCAGATGGAGATTTAACACAATTAGTTTCAGAAAACACAAAACTGTTTAATCCTTCACATAGTAAACTATATCAACCAAAAGATATGTTTGTTTATGACCACGAAGAGATTAGAATCGAGAACATCAAATTAGTAAAGATGTTGTGTGGTGACCCGTCAGATAACATTGCAGGAATTAAAAACCTCGGCGTTAGAAGACTCTTATCAGTTGTCCCTGAACTAAAAACTGAAGAACTTACATTAGAATTCATTAGGAACCGTTTTAACGACTTATTCGAACAGGATAGGGATAATCGTCTAATCACCAATTTGCTCACGGGAGTGACCAAATATGGGGTACTGGGTGAAGAATTTTTTGATGTTAACAGTCGAATAGTAAGTTTAGATAACCCATTTCTAACAGATGAGGCAAAGGAGTCGGTTGAATCACTAATCCATGATAAAATGGACCCCGAAGGTCGTTCTTATAAAAACACGATGAAGATGATGATGGAAGATGGTATCTTCCTTCTCTTACCCAAATCAGACGATGCGTGGATTAATTTTTTAAATCCATTCCTCCGATTAACAAGAAAAGAAAAAAATAAAAAAATAATAAAAATTAAAAACAATGAATAATCAAGATGTAACCAAATTCGAATTCCTTTTAACTCTTGAAGGAAACATTATCTGCCAACGTTTTTTCAACGTAAGAGAGCATAACCCACAATCTAGACGTTCGATGGATATACATGAGTACGTAAAAGAAATTTCAGACGAAATTTTTGATGGTTTGAGAATAAAAACTTCCGACTATCTCTATGAGAATCGTGAATATTTTTATGGTTTGACCAATGTAGAGACCAGTGATAATGACGAAAAAGAACATTTCCTTCTTGAAATTAAGATGGGTGACGATGTATTTATTTCAAGAATCATTCCCGCATATTTCTTCCATCCAAAGGTGAGATATACGGTGGATATTCGTCCTAATCTAAAGAGATACTTGGCAGTGTTAACTGACATACTATCTACCGATGTATTAGAAACAACTTATTTAAATTACCAACTTTAAAAATAAAAATATAACTTTGTAACATGACAGAAAAGAACTTTGGTCTTCTCGGAACATCATTCCAACAGGCACTAATTAAGGCGATAATTGAGGATAAGAAATATGGGGAAACAATTATTGATGTAATCGAGAGCAAGTACTTTGATAATAATTCTTTTAGATTCATCACTCAACACATTAAGGAACTTTACACGAAATACGGTAAAATTCCCAATTATGATAGTTTAAGTCAAAAGATAGTACTTGAAATGGGCTCACAAGAGAGTGCCAGAATCCACCTCGATACTATCGAATCGATTAAAGAAAAAGAAGATACCGAACAATTGGTTAAAGATGAGGCGTTGAACTTTTGTAAACAACAAAACCTTAGAAAAGAACTAAAAAAGGTAAACACCATTATTGACAATGGTGCATTCCATGAGTATCAAACAATTGAAAGTATTATCCAAAAGGCATTACAAGTGGGTATTCCACCTGAAGAGTCGATGGATGTGTTTCATGATATTGATGCCGCATTGGAAAAAGACAACCGACAAGCAATACCGACCGGAATCAACGGATTGGACAATATGTTGAAAGGTGGTTTAGGAAGAGGTGAATTAGGAGTTGTATTGGCACCAACAGGTACCGGTAAAACCACTTTGTTAACCAAGTTCGCCAACTCTGCATATGTTCACGATTTCCACGTACTTCAAATATTTTTTGAAGATAATCCGGCAAACATTAAAAGAAAACACTTCACTATTTGGACGGGTATTGAACCCGATGAACAACCAGAAAGAAAAGAAGAGGTTAAAGAAATGGTTGAGGAACTTCAGGGTAGATGTAAGGGTTCACTTAGTATTATTAAATTACCAAGTGATTCTGTAACAATATCTGAAATTAAATCAAGAATTAGAAAACAAGTTTCAGAAGGAAAACAAATTGACATGTTACTTATTGATTATGTTGATTGTATCAGCCCTGATAGGTCTAATTTTGGTGAAGAATGGAAAGGTGAGGGTTCTGTTATGAGAAGTCTTGAATCGATGACGACTGAATTCAACATCGCAATTTGGACGGCAACTCAGGGTAACAGAGAATCTATTTCATCAGAGGTGGTAACAACAGACCAAATGGGTGGCTCTATTAAGAAGGCACAAATTGGTCACGTAGTTTTATCAGTAGGTAAAACACTTGAACAGAAAGAACACAATTTAGCAACGATGACCTTACTGAAATCACGTATTGGTCAAGACGGTGTAATATGGAACAACTGTAAGTTCGATAACAAATTCTTAATTATCGACACCGAGACTCAGACAACTCTACTTGGTCACCAAGAACAAACAGTGAAAACCAATGTCAATAGAGCAGCAGAAATGTTCAAGAAAAGACAAGAAACATTAAATCGTTAATCAATTAAAAAATTTATACTATGAGTGAAAAAATTCTTAAAGAGAATCCAGGCCGTTTTGTCATCTTTCCAATCGAACATCACGATATTTGGAAACTTTATAAACAACAAGAAACATGTTTTTGGACAGCAGAAGAAATTGACCTAGCCCAAGACATTAATGATTGGGACAATAAACTAAATTCAGATGAACAACATTTTGTTAAGAATGTTTTGGCATTTTTTGCTGCGTCTGACGGTATCGTAAATGAAAACTTGGGTATTAACTTTTTAAATGAAGTTCAATATACCGAGGCAAAAATGTTCTATGGTTTCCAAATTATGATGGAAAACATTCATAGTGAAACATATTCATTATTAATTGATACATACATTAAAGATAAGAACGAACAAAATCATTTGTTCAATGCAATTGATACGGTACCTGCCATCAAGAGGAAGGCAGAATGGGCAATCAAGTGGATTAACTCTGATTCTTTTGTTGAGAGATTAATTGCG